ACACCACGATATATCATTATAGATAAAAAAAACGAAATCTATTTAAACATAGAGGCAGACGCCGATATTAGGCGAGAGCTGGGTGAATATTTTACCTTTGAAGTACCTGGTTTTAAGTTTATGCCACAATTTAGAAACCGTATATGGGACGGAAAAATTAGATTGTTTTCATATGCAACTGGTGAGATTTATGTTGGTTTGTATCCTTATATTAAAAAGTGGTGCGAAGATAATGATATACAAGTTGTAGATGGTACAAAAATAAAAGATACTGTTGTTGACCAAACTATGGTTGACAAGTTTATAAAAGCATTAAAGATACCAAAGATTACTGTAAGAGATTATCAAAGAGAGGCTTTTGTACACTCTATACAAAAAAGTAGATGTTTATTACTATCGCCGACAGCTTCTGGTAAATCATTAATTATATATTTAATGTTGATATACAATTTGTTAAGGTTAAAAGATACCAAACAAGACAAAATACTTATTATTGTCCCGACCACTTCACTGGTAGAACAACTATTTAAAGATTTTAAAGATTATGGATATAATGCAGACAGAAATGTACATAGAATATATCAAGGACATGATAAAGAAACAAATAAAAGAGTAATAATATCTACATGGCAATCAATATACAATCAACCTAAAAACTACTTTAAAAAATTTGGTATGGTAATTGGTGATGAGGCACACTTATTTAAGGCTGTTTCGTTAGGTAAAATAATGAATAAGTTAGTAGATTGTAAATATAGAATAGGTTTAACAGGTACTTTAGATGGCACTAAAACACATAAACTTGTATTAGAGGGTTTATTTGGTCAGGTAAATAAAGTTGTATCTACCTCTGAATTGCAAGAGAACAAACAATTAGCTGCCTTAAAAATTATATGTTTAATATTACAACATGATAAAACAGCAAGACATTTTTTAAAAGATAAAACATATCAGGAAGAAATGAATTACATAGTTGCTAATGAAAAAAGAAATAAATTTATAAGAAATTTAGCTGTTGATTCGGTAGGAAATACTTTATGTTTATTTCAATATGTAGAAAAACATGGAGAAATATTAAAAAAACTAATAGAGGAAAAAAGTAAAGACAAACAGGTCTTTTATGTTTATGGAGGTGTAGAAGCAGATGAAAGAGAAAAGATCAGAGAAATTACAGAAAAAAGTGACAACGCCATTATCGTTGCAAGTTATGGAACATTTTCAACTGGTATCAATATACGAAACTTACATAATATTATTTTTTCTAGTCCTAGTAAATCTAGGATAAGAAACTTACAATCAATAGGTCGTGGCCTTAGATTAAAAGACAATAATTCACATGCTACTTTATATGATATATCAGACGATATTAGTTACAATGGTAAAGATAATTATACATTAACACATTTTAAAGAAAGAATCAACATTTATTCAAGTGAAGATTTTGAATATGAAATACATAATGTTGATTTAAAATAAGCCTAAATAGTTATATAACTTATGACAAAAGAACCACACATAAAAATAGTCAAGTTAGTAAACGGCGATGATATCGTTTGTTCATTTTCAAAAGATCAGTTGCCATCTAAGTCTCCTCTATTAAGAGTAGAAAAACCCTTGCAAATTAAATATATTTCTAATTTAACACCATCTGGTTTAAAAGATTATATAGCTTTAATTAAATGGGCGAGTTACACAAATGATAAAATTATTACAATACCTAAAGATAAAATATTAACTATAACAAATGCAACAGATGAAATGATTAGAAGTTATGACGGTGTTGCAAAAACATATGATAAAATAATCCCTACAAAACAAGGAAACTATTCTCAAAAGAAATTAACTAAAGAAGAAAATGAGGAGTTTGCTGAATTGTGGGACGATTTTAGAGATATAGAAGATGAAGGCACTTTACACTAGGGTACTTAAAGCTTCTCATTTACCGGGCTACATACCCCAGTATATACATTTTTATGAAAAAGTCAAGCCTTTCCGAATGGCGAATAAAAGTAACATATAACAGTGATAATTGGAAGAAATATTGTGAATATAATTATACTTTTATTGGAACACAAAAAACATTAGAAAAAAGAATTTGGAAACATTATAAAGAAAATTTTGAAGACTATGGTAAAGCAGAGTGCGTTATTGTAGAATTAATTATGGAGAGCTTGACAAAAACAAAGAAATAGTGTATATTATATATTATGAGCACAAAAACTAAAAAAGAACATTACGTTTCAAATAAAGAATTTTTAGCGGCTATGATTGAATATAGAAAAGCAGTCATATCAGCCAAGAAAAAGAATTTAGAAAAACCAGCTGTATCTAACTATATTGGTGAGTGTTTTTTAAAAATTGCAAACCATTTATCTTATAGACCAAATTTTATTAATTATACGTTTAGGGACGATATGATTAGTGATGGTATTGAAAACTGTTTACAATATTTGGATAATTTTAATCCAGAAAAGTCAAACAATCCTTTCGCCTATTTTACACAGATAATCTATTATGCTTTTATTAGAAGAATACAAAAAGAAAAGAAACAAACAATAATAAAACATAAGATATTAACTGAGTCTAACATGGACGATTATGCTTTAATGCCAGGCCACGACAGAGAATTTAAGAATCAGTTTACAGAATTTTTAAAGAAAAATATACCTATGGTAGAAAGTGATAGTGATAAAAAGAAATCAAAAGTTGTATCAATCAAAACAGCTAAGGTTAAAAAAACAAGAAGACGATCAAGTAAAGCAAGTTTAGATTTCTTTATACAGTAATGAAAATAGCATTGTTAAATGATACCCATTTTGGGGTGAGGAATGATTCGCCAGCGTTTCAAAAATATCAAAACACATTTTATAATGATGTGTTCTTTCCTTATCTTATAGAAAATAATATAAAAACATTGGTACATTTAGGTGATGTAGTAGATAGAAGAAAGTTTATTAATCACAATACAGCATATAATTTTAAAAAAGTATTTTGGGATAGACTAGAACAATTAGATATTGATACACATATTACAATTGGTAACCACGACACCTACTACAAAAACACAAATGATGTAAACGCATTAGACAATTTAAATATTGGTAAAAACTGTAAAATATATAAAACAGCTACACAAGTAGAGTTTGATGGAACAGATATTTTATTTTTACCTTGGATATGTGATGATAACTATGAAGATAGTTTACATACAATTGACGGATCAACGGCTGAAATTGCAATGGGTCATTTAGAAATAAAAGGTTTTGAAATGCACAAAGGACATATCAATGAACATGGTTTAGATAAGTCTTTATTTAAAAGATTTGAAAAAGTTATATCTGGTCATTTTCACAAAAAGTCAGATGATGGTCAAATATTTTACTGTGGTTCTCAATACGAAATGACATGGTCGGACTATAAGTGTCCAAAAGGATTTCATGTATTTGATACTGAAACAAGAGAACTTGAAAGAGTTATAAATCCAAAGAGAATTTTTAGAAAGTTTTTTTATAATGATAGTATGGAAGATTATAGTAAAGTAGATATATCATCCTTTGAGAATTGCTTTGTTAAATTATTCATAACAAATAAAACAGATACAGACGCTTTTGATAAACTTATAGATAGATTTCATAATGAAATAAATGTACATGAAATAAACATCATAGAAGACTTAAGCTCAGATGTTAATTTAACAGTATCAGATTCTATATTAGAACAAGGCGAAGACACCTTAACATTTTTAGGAAACTATATTGAACAAATCGATTCAGATTTAGATAAAGGTAAATTAAAAAGATTTGCAAAAGAACTATATCAGGAGGCAAGTGAAAAGTAAAGAAGACAAGATACAGTTTTATTATTGGGGTCCACTATTAACTAAACACAAAGTCGAACCTGAAAAAATACAAGAATTATTAAGAAGAGGTAAGAACTGTAACACAGACTATAGAACTGAATTAGCAGGCATTATAGATAAAGAATTTTCTTATCCAATGGAAGATGTTCAATGGTTTGCAAATAGTTTTCAAAATCATTTTATGGATTACCTACATGTATTAAAAGAGTGGAAAACCAATATGAAACATCCTTTAAAAACTTTATCTATTGAAAAACTGTGGATTAATTTTATGCAAAAGAATGAGTTTAATCCTCCACATGTTCACTCAGGCGCTTTTAGTTTTGTTATTTACTTAGAAGTGCCAAAAGATATAAAAAATGAAAAACTTATAGGTACGGCTGGCGATCCTGGTTCTATTTGTTTTTTATATGGTCAACCAATGGCAGATGATCCTACTACTGTAACAGGACAAACATTTGTACCTGAAGTAGGAGACATGTTTATATTTCCAGCAAACTTACAACATTATGTAATACCTTTTAAATCAGATGGTATTAGGACAAGTGTTTCTGGTAACCTATCGTATGAATTAGAAAAATGATAATATTTAAAAAAATAAAATACAAAAATTTTCTATCCACTGGTAATACACCAATAGAAATAGATTTAGACAAAGCTCCTACAACTTTAGTTATAGGTAAAAATGGTTCAGGTAAATCTACTTTACTTGACGCTTTATGTTTTGTTTTATTTAATAAACCTTTTAGAATGATTAAAAAAGATCAAATTGTTAATACAATAAATGATAGCGATACTGAGGTTGAGGTGCAGTTTTCAGTAGGAACAAAGAGCTATAAAATTATAAGAGGCATAAAACCAAATAGATTTGAAATATATGATGAAACGGGTTTAATTAACCAAGAAGCTTCTAGCATAGATTACCAAAAATACTTAGAAACAAATATAATGAGATTAAATTACAGATCATTTTTACAAGTTGTTTTACTAGGGTCTTCATCATACGAACCTTTTATGAAAATGAAACCTAGATATAGACGAGAGGTTGTAGAAGAAATATTAGATATAAGAGTTTTCGGTTTAATGGATTTAATATTAAGAAGTCAACAATCAGATTTACAAAAATTAGTAACAGATACAAAACACAAAGCTGATTTGATTGTATCTAAATATGACCTTGAAACAAAACACTACAATGAAATAAAAAGTAGAAACACAGGCGATAAAGATTACAAACAACAATTATTAGATAAAAACAATAAAGACTTACAAGATTACATTAAAAAAGTGGCTGTAATTAATACCAATATAGAAAACTATCAACAAAATTTAACACAAAAAGATGATGTTACCAGAAAAGCTGGTCAATTATCTAAATTAGAAACAAAGATAGAACAAAACTTAATTACACATAAAAAGAATTTAGATTTTTTTCAAGTAAATGATACTTGTCCTACTTGCACACAACAATTAGAACCAGCGTTTAAAGGTCAAAAGATAAAACAAGAAGAAATAAAGATAACCACCTTAAATGATGGTATGAAAAAGTTAATGGAAGAGATAACTAAAACAGAAACAAAAGTGACAGAAATGGACGCTATATCTAAAAAGATACAGGACTTAACAGTTGACTTAGCTAAAATAAATGCTTCCATGGATGAGATCAAAAAATATAGTGATAAGATACATGAAGAAATATTATCGTTAGAAAATAAACAAACAGACGGTAAATCAATTGAAAAAGAACTACAGAGTTTAAAAGATGAACTAGATGTATCAAAACTGGCATTAGAAAATGTTTTAGAACAAAAACAATATGTAGATATATTAAGAGAAATATTAAATGACAAAGGCGCCAAAGCCAGAATAATTAAAAAATACTTACCTATTATGAATACTTTAATTAATCAGTATTTAAATTCTATGGACTTTTTTGTCAACTTTAATTTAGACGAAGAATTTAACGAAACAATAAAAAGTAGATATAGAGATAATTTTAATTATAATAGTTTTAGTGAAGGCGAGAAAATGAGAATAGATTTAGCCTTACTATTTACTTGGAGATCAATAGCCAAAATGAAGAATAGTACCAATACAAACTTATTAATATTAGATGAAATATTTGACAGTAGTTTAGATGGACAAGGCACAGATGATTTCTTTAAAATAATTAAAACACTACCAAAAGAAAATATCTTTATAATATCACACAAAGGTGATATACTATTTGATAAATTTACTAATATAATTAAATTTGACAAAGAACATAATTTTACAAAACTACAACAAGTATAGGAGATATATAATGAAGATAATTAAGAAACTAAAAGAAACTTTAAAATATATAATTGGCATAACAGTAATAGCAATATTATTTGCATGTATAGCTGTTGTATTTAATTCAATGCAAGGAACTTTATAATGAAAGAATTTTATAAATTAATATCGCCAAACGATCCTAGAGTGCTATCAGCGATAGCTCCTTTCCAAGATGATATGATGAAAGATGAGGGATTTAAAGATAGAAAAGAAGTGTCAGATAAAATGTTTGAAACAATGTTTAAACATGGTGGCATAGGGTTATCAGCCAATCAAGTTGGTTTACCTTTCAATATGTTTGTTATGGGTGGACATCCAGAATTAGAGAGAGGATTGAAGATGACTTGTTTTAATCCTATGATAATTTCTTCAAGTGATGAAACAGTTTCTATGAAAGAGGGTTGTTTAACCTTTCCTTTCGTATTCTTAACAATTACAAGACCTCGTAAAGTTGTTGTAAAATATGAAGATGAAAATGGTGATTTACAAGAAGGCCAGTTAGACGGTATGATAAGTAGAATATTCCAACACGAATACGATCACATGTTAGGTAAGACTTTTATTGATGGCCAAAGTAAGTATAAACTAGATAGAGCTTATAAGAAAGCAGAAAAGATGATTGATAAAATGCAAAAACGTAGAAAACTCGCAAATAAATAAGAAGGCTTGACATTTCTGACATTTTAGTATAGGATATAGTTATGGGTTATTCGTGGAACAAAGACATGTCAATAGACGACCAATGGCAAAGTTGGCAAGACAATACAGATTTGTCTAAAATACCAGACATTGATACAGATACATTAAAAGAAACAATCATAAAAGATTTGACCTTTGTATCTGCTATGACAGTACAAGAATATACTCTTTATCAAAAATTTCAGGAAGTAAAATTTAGATACCCTACAGCAGAAACAAATAGTTTCTTTGATGATAAGCCTGCCATGTTAAGACCTGAACAGGCTACAGTTATACAAGAAGTAAAGAATAACTTTTGGTTACCTGAAGACCCCGAAGAATATCAAAACTTACAACCAGAATTAGTTTGGACAGATGGCGCTGATGTACAATCACACACAAACGCCAAAGGTTCTGAAATCTGGAACGCATTAAGAACTTTCTTATCTACCATGAAAAACAATAGTAATATTGGTAGAAATCTAAACTTTTTAGTAAGAGATAAAGTAACAGAGAAATACCTAGGTGTTATCTGTATGAGTAGTGACTTTTTAGATTTAACACCAAGAGATAATTACATTGGTTGGGATAGAGAAGCCAAGACACAAAGAATGATTAATCATACTTGCATTGGTAGTACAATTGTACCAATACAGCCGCTTGGATACAACCTGGTTGGTGGGAAACTACTAGCCTTATTATGTTTGAGTGATACTGTAGAGAAAACATGGGAACACCAATACAAAGACAAATTAGTAGGCGTTACAACTACAAGTTTATATGGTAAAACTAAAGTAATACCTTTATCACAATACGATAGATTAAAAAACTGGAAGAAAATGGGCTGGACTGCTGGTTCAGTTTCATATGAACCTGAAAAAACAACTAATACAATGATACAACAATGGTTAATGAAAAATCATACATATAAATTCTTTGAATGGTATGTTGCAAAGAAACCAAGTGGTCAACCTCATAAGAGAGATCACAGAAATAGAAGTAGAGCATTTACATACAGTAAACTAGGCATTGATAAAAAGCTACAAAAGTCTGAACATGCTAGAGGTATTTACTTTGGTGAATTATATGAAAATACTAACGAATTTTTAAGAGAAGAAATTAAAGAAGATAAGTTAATTAGAAAATTTGACAATTCAGTAGAAGCATTAACTGAATTATGGAAAAACAAATATGCTAGAAAAAGATTAGCTAGTTTAAAAAAACAAGATAGAGTATCAAAAGACACACATTTTTATGATGATATAATCTATTTGACATGGGAAGAATGTAAATCCAAGTATCTGGAACAAGTTGGAAGATAACGAATCGACCAAAAAATTTAAATGTTCTGGTTCTGTTCTTTTAAAAAGCAAGTAAAATAAAGGTTTTTAATGGCTTGACTTTTTCGCTTTTTTCCTGTAGGATATAACTATGACTACACAGAAAAACACTAAAATAAATTTCGATACAAAATCTCAATTAGCAAAACTTATCGCTACTGAGAATATTACAATCCAACATAACAATGTTAAAACAGCCAGTTTTG